TGTAATTTGATTCTGTAAAACAGTTTGTAACTGTGTTAATTCCCTAGCTTGAACAGCATAACTTGGGCGGAATAAAATACGATAAAACTTCTTAGTCTCGTCAAAGTCGTCATAGTAAGGTTCGGTATTGAAGTTAATTGTCATTCTTTAATCTTCTCTTAATAGTTGGTTCTTATTCTATTTATGTTAGAATCTAATAACTGTACGTAAAGTAACAGTCTCATCAGCAGAAGGAGTAAACCCTGCTTTGTTATCAATAAACATTAATTGTCCAGAGTATTTATCAATCGTTGGAGCACCTACTGAGGAAATCGAAAATGTATGGGCTCCACTTACAAAACTATCATTAATCTGAGGTGTATCGTTATCAAGCGATTGTAATAGTGCACCTGAGGTAGATACAGAGACTATACGATAATGTCGTAAAAAGGTTTCTCCATTAACAACTCGTTCAACTGTTACATCAGTATCTTTCGGGAAATTTGCGGTATTAATAGTTCCCTCTACGTTAAAACATGCAGAGCCAATAACACCTTGGAATCTTTGGTCAGTCCCATATATGTTCGGGTTTTTAATAATACCAAGTTGACGATAGTCATTATTTACAGCAAATCCCTGATTCAAGTCAGTTGATACGTTTGAGTAAAACATTAATGTTCTAGCAAAAAATTCATCTGGGGCATTTTTACCGTGTCCGCCATTTGGGCACATAATTGCTCTTGCGGTAGCTGCATGTCCATTGCCACTAATAACAACATCTGCAAAGGTATATCCTTCGCCTGGATCAGTTATAGTAATTTTACTAATTCTACCATTGGCACTATTAATTGTTGCGATTGCTTGTGCGCCAGTGCCATCTCCATTAATTTGAACAGTGGCAACACCATAACCATATCCACCAGAAACCACTTTAATTGCATTGATAGTTCCATCAGTTGCTAAAATTTCATTATTAGCTTGTAAAGATTGGATTGTACCTATATTAAGATCAGGTGCTAATGCAGCATCATCTCCGTCACCAGAAACTGTAATAGTTGCAGTTGAATATCCAACACCTGCATTTTCAACGATAACACCAACTATTTGCCCACCAGAAATAACTGGAAGTAATTTAGCCTCAGATTTAGAAGTTTTAAATGATGCTTGTGCATTTATGCCAGTTGCATCTGTTATAGTAACAGATGGTACAGAAGAATAACCAGCACCAAATCTACGAACAACTTCACCTGTAGCTGGATATCCAGAATATGTTAAAGTAGCTGGTGCACCAAGATATAATAATGCAGCAGTTCCATTTGTTACTGTTCCAGTAGTATGTGAAGGAATAGTTGATGCATGAGTTGTACCAGCAGTAGTAACTTTATATAATCTATTAGAAACATATACAGTGCTATTTAAAGTCACAGCTGTTGAATTTGCAAACGCTGGTGAATTAACTACAGCACCAGTAGTATGAACAGGTGCAACAGACCCGAGAATTCCTGCGCCAGTCACAGTGTATAATCTATTTGAAGAATAATACTGTTCTGTAACTAAAACTGCAGTTAAAGCAGACCATTCAGTTCCGAAGGAAACAGTCGGATCGCTAGTATAGTTATCTCCTTGATTATGTATAGTCACAAACTTAATCGAACTACCATTCATCTTACATATACCAATTGCACCTGATCCACCACCGCCAGTAAAATTAACTGTGGGAGGAGAATTGTATCCATTACCAGAGTTGGTTAAATTGATCTCTCGAACTGAACCAATTAAAGTTATTGCGCTAATAATTTTTCCAGTAGCAGTTCCTGTGCCTGAAGAACTTCCAGTGGTGGCAGCAGTGAAAGTGCTACCAACGCTATAAGTAACACCCGATGTTCCAGCAATAGTATTCCATTGAGTATTTGTTGTAGTACCAAGTGATGCAATGGTATAAGTATAACCCACAATAAATGATCCAGCTGTATAAGCAGTTGATGCACCAATTGTTACATTTGTTCGTGCACGTGTTCCAATATACTTTAAAGCTGCTGTATTGTTTTGAACAGTACCCAATCTATGAGTTGGTTCATTTACAGATAAAGTTCCTGGAGTAACAACTTCATAGTAATCTGATGTACTATTACGAATTTTTTGTCCTAAGAAAACAGTCGCTCCTCCAATAAATGAAGAAGAGTCAGCGATTGGCTCACTAATTGTGACTACTGGAGAAGAAGAATAATTTTCTCCAGTAGTTACCATATCAATTGAAGTTAAGAATACTTGATCTTCTTGGCGATATCCATCCCCAGTAACTGTCAAAGTTGCAGTTGTATAACCAGAACCTTTATTATTAATAACGATACTATCCATTGCACCATTAGAATAGAACTGATTAGTCAATGCTGAAATCACAGGCATTTGTTGATCTGATAGAAATTTATTACGGAGATTAATTGGAACATTATACATGTATTTCCAAACATATCCGTCTACAGTAGACATTGGAAAAGTAGAAGTGCCCAATGGTTTAACTGTTGAAGGTGAATTATTATTATTATCAAGACATTTATAGACGTTAAAGTCTTCTGTCATAACATAAAATACTGCATCTTCTAATTTTGTTGCACCAGAGTATGGTCTATTAATAACAGCTTGTAATATTGCACCAGATCCTGCACCACCAGTAACAGTTACTGTTGGTTGAGATGTATAACCAGTACCTCTTGATGTACCCGCATATCCAATATCTTCAATTGATATAATTTGACCTTCAGCTACTACTGGGTAAAATTTAGCACCAGTGCCACCACCTCCAGTAATTGTAATAGTTGGAAGAGTTGTATAACCAGAACCACCATTAATTACATTTAAACCAATAATTTCATTATGATATTCGTCATCATACATATCATATACATTACCTGAAGTCCAATTAACTCTGGGAATAACAAATGATACATCTGATGGACCAATGGCTTTCATCGTAATAATTTCATCACGAGTTTCACGTTCATATGCATATGAGTCAGTCGCAAATGGTGGATTTAAATCATCACTCCATTTTAGAGTTTTTCCGAGAAAGTAGTAATAGTTTGAAGACTTAGTTGCTACGTCTCGATAAACACCATCTGCCAATGACTTGTGCAGAATTGTTTTAATTAGAGAAGATGATGTCGCCATTTACGAACCTTAAACTTAAATTTAAAATTAGCTTACTGTAACAACCCAAGTGACAGCAATAGTGTCACCAGCTTGTTTATTAACAACTGGGAAAGTAGTACGACAAAGCATAACACCTGCAGTAGAAGCATTAAAAATACCTGCTTCAGTAATAGCACCATCGCCAGTACCAGCTGGGAAAGTTGCGGTGTAAGTAATAGTATTTGTAGAAACTACTGAACCTGATAGTGAAACACGACCAGTTTGAGTTCCAAGAGCAGTATCACCTGCAGCTGGAGTTCCATTGCCAGTACCGATAGCCATATGAGTCATTGCAACTGGTACGTTAGTAGTTGCTGCAATTTTAGCTGCAATGTGGTTCTTACCTGATGTTACTACTAGGTTAGGTACTTGAAATTCTTTAACAACTTTGCCAGCTGCATTAGAATGTACAACTGTTACTAAACCAGTTGCTTTTAATGTTTCTTTATTTTCAATCATAGAGATCTCCTGTTGGTTAAATGGTGAAGGTGCTTGAAAGACCTACACTGTATTCTTCTGAATAATAATCTTGTCCTTGGTAAGAATTTGTCCAAATCTCACCATCTTCGTTATAAGCCCACGATGGGGTGTCTACCAGATATTTATCCATGGTATTAGCAATGATTTCAGAAATAACTGGTTCATCTGCAAGTGCTTTGCTGATATCATATGGTCCGATAACATCACTCATACCAGAGTATGAAGTACGTAAATCTTTCCCTATTTCAAATGGTGGAGAGGTATCCAACATTGAAACTGCTTCTGAGACACCACTAATTCCCTTAGTGAATAACATAGCATAAACATCTGATGGTTCAGGTGCGTCGTTCAATGCTTTAAAGAATTCAGTGGTTCTGTATTCTGACTGGTTAGGTAAGGATGTCGATAATCCTTTAGAAATAGTAAAATATGGTTCTGCAGCATTGGCATCAAAATTAGATTCCAAACCAATACCAAGAGATTTCACTAACGACTCTAAAGCAATACTTAAATCATAGTTATTCGTAATATTAAATTCACCGAACAATGCCATACCAGCTGGATGAAGCATTGTTTTAACTGCAGATTTATATGTCGCCAATCTTTCATCAATACGAATAACATATGAGAAAGGTTGAAAGTAACGACTATCAATGATACAAATAGAGTCATCTAAGAAACCATTATTAGTAGTAAAATATCCTGGATATTTTTGTAAAGCACCCAATGCAATAGAAATAATCGCTGGTTCATCAGCTGCAGTCTGAGCATTGCGATAGTTTAATGAGAATTCACGAATAATAGAACCACCATATGTACCATCGCACCAAGCACCGAAGACATTCATGGTTGCACCTGATACAACACTAATTGTTGGGGTCATTAATGTAATTTGAGTATTAGAATCAATACTTTTCACAAAACCAAGAATAGCTCCAGTGGAAGTTTTTAACTGATCTCCAATTGCAATAAATGGTTTAGCCGATGTAGATAACCAGTTTGTTCCAGAACCTGTAACAATAGGACTATTAAGTGTTGTAGAAACTGTTCCAGTTCTCGAGCCAGCCAAAGAAAAATAGTCAAATAAATCACCTAAGTTAATATAACCCTGTTCATTAAATCCTAGAGTTCTATCTGCAATTGTTTGTCTATGTACGATTGCTTGTATATCTTGATGTTCTGCATCTAAATCATATGTGTATAAATCACCAACTGTTCTAAAGTTTCTAAACTTATAAAGACCAGTATATGTACCGCTATAAGTAGTTCCAGCTTCATATTCAGAAGGTAACCCACTTAATGTTAATGACGTGGCTGATGTAATAGATTTAACAACACCGATTAGAACAGGTATAGTATTTGTTGTCCATAATTCATCACCAACAGCACATCCACCAACTTGTCCAAAATTTGTTCCAGTGCCTGTTATAGATGTACTGGTAGAATTAGCAACAATACTTCCTGCACCAGCAGAAACATATTCGTTTGATTTAATTAAAGAAGTAGATGTTGTAGAAGCTGTTGTAGTTTTTGATGTTACTGAATTGGCTGATAAAATAGAAATAGCGAAATCTGCAGAATAACCAATACCAAATTTAATAAATTCAGCATATTTAATACCACCAGTTTCAGTGACAGCAGTAACTTTCATTAAAGCACCAGTACCATTACCAGATTGTAATTCAAATACCTGTCCAATGCGGAAATATTTTCCAGGCTGGACTACATTTAGTTTTGAAGTTGCTGGTAAAATGGTTGCCTGAAACTGGTCTTTATAACGAATTTTATCACCAGCTTTTAGTATACCAAAGAATTTTTTGTCAAGAAATAATTCATAAATTTCATTGGAGAAAATTACCTTTCCGCTAACTGTATTTAAATTAGCAGAAGATAAATGAATTGTTGTACCTTCTACAGAATTTACTCTAGTGTTTGGTGCAATACCTTCCGCAGTGACTAATTGTCCAACTGCAATTCCAGTATTAGTTGTAACTGATATAAATGAATTTCCAGCAACTCCACTAGAATTAATCTCATATGAAGCACCGATTTTAACAACACGATCGATCTCACCTGTCATTTCTTCTTTTCTATCAACTAGAACACGAAGAACTTTATTTCCTGTTTGAATATCTACTAATTTACCAACAATATCTGTAGTAGAACCATAATCAACTTGAACGAATATAGAAATTTCCTGATTCCATCTACCATCTGAAGCAATCAGCATAGAACGACCTGGATAAGTCAATTCTACGTTTTTACCAAACATTAATCTAAACAAAAG